TTGGGTCATGAATTTTACGTCCTAATAAATTTTTTGATTCTAATTCTTTTTTAGTATCAAATCTAATAATTTCATTTTCAAATGATCTAGCTGCATTGCTAAAATGATCAACATAACCTCTTTTTTTGCCCATAAACTTGATTAATTTATATTATACTTAAATATAAGTAATACAATTGATATTTCCTAATCTTATCTAAAATAAGAGTAAAAGAGCCTGCAGTTGGTATATTTTGCAGGCTCTTATTAATATGTATGTTGTAAATGTATTAACGTTCCATCATATCTAAAGAATTTTTAACAGCAAATCCGTAGGTTAATAAGCGTCTAGCATCTCTATCCGAAATCATTTCTTTTGGGTTAGCATTATTAGCAGCTTTAATAGCCTTTTCTACTTCTATTTTAATATCAGAACGTAAATCTATATTCTTAGATATCATACGATAAGCAGCTTTAGCCGTGTCTGAAGTAAGAGTATCAAAAATATTACCTTCCTTTAAAGGCATTTTACGTTTTTCTTGCATAGCGTCATTTTCTTTTAATACTTCTTTGATGCTCTCTTTTATAAGAGATTTTAATTGTGATTTATTCATTGGTATTGTTATGGTTTATATATATATATATTTTATTATTCTTTTTCCTTAATATAAATACCGCCTGATGATATATTAGAAAATTCAAATTCTGTAGAAATTTTTGGACCTTCTGGTCTAAATACTATATATGGAATTTCATTACCTACGATAGAATTAACTGCTTCTTGAATATCAGTCGTAAATTCATTTGGATTTCTTACATACTTTAATCTTTTTAATTCAATAATCAATGTTTCTGATACTCCGCGATCTTTTAAATTTAAAGAAACATTATTTTTAAGATCTGTAGGTATTTCATCTATCATATATGATATAGGGGATGCATTTGGTCCTCTGAATGTAACATAAGTATATCCTGTAGCATTTGATTGAGATAGTTTATTAAACTCGATATAAAGTTGTTTAAATTTTTTCATATCATCTTTATTAAATTCTCCTTTAGATATCATATCTATACGAGAGTAGATATCTAATATTAATTTTTTTAAATCTTCATTTTGAATAAATTTAATCCCATCTGATACGACTAAATCATTAATTACACTTAATGTTTTATTAATTTCCTGCCAAAATAAAAATCTCGTAACTTTACCTTTAGTTCCTAAACGAATTGCTTTAGAGTTAGGATAGTTTCTATAATCTTTAACTTCGTATTTTTTATTTCCTACTGTTAAATCAAATGATTCTCCGCCGCCTGACACTTTAGAATTTCTTATTAACGTAGCTAGTAATAATTCTGCCTTACCAATCCCTTTTGGCTCTAAATCATATAATTTTGAACCTACACCTGAAGAATAATCATTCGAAGATATATCTGCTATAGAATCTTTAGAATATAATATTTTTACAAATTCATCTTGCTCTTCTGATGTTAATTTGTTTAAAAACCCGTTTATTGCCTTTGTAGAATTGCCCCCTGGTAGGTTTGCTTTAAAAGTATTAAAATCTTCCTCTTTACCATTCTCAATAAGTTTTTTCTGTAAAGATTCTGGTATTTGTATAGATTGGTTTACAGAGCTTCTTTTTACAGCATCATTAATCATGCCGTGAATATCTTCTTTTGTAAGAGTTATACGTTCTAATAGTTTATTTATCATATTTATATTTTATTTATACATAAAGATAAAGTATAGTTTTCAATTAAACAACCTATACTTTATCTTTATATATTATAAATATCATCTATATATTATTTCCCGCTACTTCCAAACCCACCTTCGCCTCGTTCAGAACTAGATAAATTATCTAATTCTACAAATTCAATTTCTGGGTATGGCATTATAATAAGTTGACCTATACGTTCTCCAACTTCATAACGTTTAGACGGTACTCCACCGGTTTTATTAAATGTAAATTGTATTTCGCCTCTATATCCACTATCAATTACACCGACGCAATTTGATAAATTTAATTCATAATTACGAATAGAGCTTCTTGGAAAAATTAAACCAACATATCCTAAAGGTATTTCTACAGAAATTCCAGTACCATAAGTTATTTGAAATCCAGAGTCTTTAATAATTTCCGTTGCAGTCAAATCTAATCCAGCATCTCCTGCTTTTGAATACTTTGGTATTACTGCATCTGGGTGTAATTTTTTAATTCCTACTTTCATCTTTATTTATTTTATAATATTAAACTATAACACATCCATCTGCGCCGCAAGCAATTTCCCCGCTAAGATTAGTATTGTCTATTAATTCTACTACTTGAGATAAATCAATATTAACTAATGAGTTCATTAACTCTTCGTATTTTTCTGCGGTAATATCTTCAAACGGAGCTTGAATATATGTATGATCTGCATAAGGAAGAACTGAAAGACCGTTATAACAATTTTTATTCTCCCACATCCATTCACCTACTGTTTCCCATTCATCGTCTTTTATAGAAACTGTCGCAGAAATGTTATGTGTATTTTGTCCTGTTCTGTGACCTGGCTTAACCCAATTTGTATAGAACCATTTAACGCGCTCCAATAACTCAATAGCAGATTCTGTTCTTAAAATAGAACCTTCTGGGGCTTTTTGAGGTACTGAAATAACTGCAGTATCATGAGGTCTAAAATATTCGTCTTCAATAAGCTCTGGATGATTTATTAATAAATGTGTATATAATGATTCATTTTTACCAATACGCATTCTTCTAATATAGTAATCATTGTGCCAAGCATGAATACCGCTTGAAGTTCCTAATACTAATGAAGAAGTTCCGCTAGGCTTAATTGTTGTTGTTCTCGCTGCACAATTAATACCAATTAAATCTGCTACTCGTTTGTTTTCGGCATTAACTATATTAGCAGCTTCTGCCATGTTATATTGTTGAGCTTTACCCGAACCGACACCTGTAATACCTATTCCTATTAAAGCTTCTTTTTCTGTTGTTCTTTGCCAAACTGGTCTTAGATAATGAAAATCTGTATAACCTGCTTGAAGCGTGCCTACAAATGCAGCGCCTTTAACTCTTTCATTTAAATCTTCTTGAGATTCGATATTACTTACATTTACTTCACATAAATTACAGAACTGAAATGGTCTAAGAGCAATTTCACAACAAGGATTAGTTCCCCAATCTTTATCATTATTTAAATAAATACCAGGTTCTCCTGCTCCAGATGCTTTAATCTTATCCCAAAGAGACATAAAGAATTCTTTTGTAACTCTATTACGTAATAATACAGCTGAGTTATTCGCTCTTCCTCTTTGAGGATTAAGTTCCCACCATGGACCAGATTTTGCTGCAATCATTTCATCGTCATCAGCACTAAATAAACTAATTAATGCAGCTCTTCTAATACCGCCTGCTAATACTGCATCGGCTATATGGCATACGATATCATGCGTTTCAATAGAAGTTAATTTATCGCCTGTATTCTTAGAATCTAAAATACCTTGAATTTTAACGATACATTCTTTTAATGGCTGAGGTCCTGGAGCTTTGCCGCCTGATGTTACAAGCTGAGCGCCCTTTTGTCTAATATCTGAAAAATCAAATACTAATGTAGAACCACCTTCAAAATAAGTTTTCATTAATACTTTAATAGCATCTGCCCAACCTTCAATAGAATCTCCAATTAAAAATCTTCTACGCTTAGAAGGATTTGGTTTGTTTATCTCAGGCAATTTTTCTACATGGTGCTTTTGAACAGAATACCCTACGCCAGTACCACCTAATAATAAAAACATTGTTTCTCCAAATGCTCTGTAATCATCAATAGGTAAATATGCACAATTATAAATTCTATTCGGGGAAAGTTCAATTGACTTACCTCCAAATTGTAAACTTCTCATTGAAGGAAGTATTTTACGTTCATATACAAGTTTGTATGTTTGTTCGATTTCTTCTTTTAAATGTGGATACTTTTTAATATGCATCTGCATATTTCTTGTTACGATTTCGTCCCACGTTTCTCTCCTTTGGACGTCTTGTTGATACTTAGCATACTTATTGTATACTGTAAGATCAGAGAGTATCTTGTTTGAAGTTTCCATTGTTTTTGTTGTTAATTAAATTGTGTATGTTTTAAATTATTATTAATCATAACCACCCTTATTTGGGTATTTATAAATATCTTTTACGTTATATTTTATCCTAGTGAATCTCCTAAAAGTTCTGAATATTTTGTGGCTAAAGACTTTCTTGTTACGGTATCTTCATCCATATCTGTTTTTGTTTCTCTTCCCTTGACAGAAGATTCTTGATACATATCAATTCTTCCATTAGACATATTAAGTTTAGTTGGCAAAGTTAATCCATCAGGCCCAAATCTATTTTTAATAAAATGTACTCTTCCCGTTCCAGCTATCTTATCTGTCGTCTTTCTTGCTAATGAAATAATAACATCACCAATCATAATCTTACTAAATGAAGAAGCTACTTGATCTGATGTAATAATATCTGATTCAACTGAACTTCTATTTGCTTGAGATGCTGTAACTAATGGTATTTGATATTCACCTGCTAATCCTCTTAAATCTTCGTATGTAGTTTCTAATTCTTCATGAAGCTTTTCTTTTGATTTAGCAGATCTTAATAAATCCGCATAATCTACAATAACGATGTCTGGTTTTATTCCTTGCATTATTATCTTATCTAAATGAGCTTTTAAGGTCGTTACTGATGCTGTTTTTGTAGGAAAATACTTTAATATTAATTGACCTGTTAATTTTCCTAATTCACATTCTACTTCATCTAAGTTATATTTTAAGTTCGCAGTTGCTATTCCTGTAACTACCGAATCATATCTTTGAGCTACATAAGGCTCTGATAATTCCATAGTATAATGTACTACCGTTTTACCTTGTCTTAATAAATGAGCTCCGACATTAATCATCGCAGTTGATTTACCCGCTCCTGGTCCTGCAACAAATATAATAAGTTCTCCTTTACCAATACCACCATCAACTAATTCATTAAAAGCAGTCCAAGGTGTTGCAAGAGTCTTTCGAGCAGATTCTTCATATCTTTGCTTAATATCTTTTAAGTAATCCATTCCAATATCTTGATTGGTACCTGATTTCATAGCAGTATCAATTTTACGTTTGATATTATCATATTCACCTGTTTTAAGTAAATCAACAGATTCGATAATAGCAGTTTTGATACATTGATTTTTACAAAAATTAACACATTCTACTTTTACAAACTCTAAATCTTCTGCTTCTACATATCTTAGAATATCTTTTAAAGATTCAACGATTGACATTTTTAAAGGTTCTGATGTAAGCTCCATTGCTTTTACTTTAAAAACTTCTAATGTAGGTATTGCCTTATATTCTACATAATATTTCATAATTACTTCTACAATCCAAGAATTGGCTTCAGAGTCAAAATATGAAGGTAATAGAATATCGAATATTTGTTGAAGAAATCCTTTATCTTTAATTAATGCGGCAATAATTTTTAATTGAAACGTCTTACCATACTGCGTAAATTTATCTTGATTCATAGCTCTAATATATAATATACTTTTCTAAATATCAAGAATTATTTGTAGTTAATGCAAATTGATTTAGTTGATTGAATGTATTTAAAAATTGTATAGGGTCTTTAATATAATTGTATCCTTTATCTGCCGTTAATATTTGAATAAACTCATTTTTATTTATTAAAGAAACTTGTTCGTTAAATTTATCTAAAACAAATAATTTATGAGAAGACGGTATATCTACAGAATGTAATTGCATTAGTTTATAGTTTCGTATAATATCTAATTTAAACTCCAAAATCTTTTTATATAGTTTGTCTGTTTTATTGTTTTCCAAGAATTCCAAAAATTCATCTAAGGAAATGACTTTGTTTTCTTGTAGAAGTTGTATTTTACATACTGTTTTAGGACCTATACCAGGAATACCAGGTATATTATCAGATGAATCTCCTATAAATACCTTGTATAAATGATAATTAGACGCCGGAATCCCAAATCGTTCTTTAACAGTGTCTTCTTTATATAGTCGCTTTTCTACAGGCCTATATACATTAACTTTATTATTTATAAGTTGTAAATAATCTTTATCATCTGATATTAATAAAATATCACTATCATGTTTAGTTGCTATATCAGTTACTAAGTAAGATATTAAATCATCTGCTTCTACATTATCAGCCGTTAATACAGTCGTCGGTGTACATCTTAAATACTGTATCAATCGAACAAACTGATGCTTCATTGAAAGCTGTTCATCTTCAGCATTTTCAAATATCTCAGCTCTGTTAAATGATTTAGGCTGTATTCTGTTACCTTTATACTCAGAAAATATTTCTCTTCTTTTTTTCGAACCACCTTTGCCGTCAAATGTAATAATTAACCTTGTAGGTTTGAATGTTCGTATATATGACGCTAAAGATTTTAAAAATCCTAAAGAACCTCCCAGATGCTCTCCGTTGTCATTTAACACCGGATTTGCCATAAAACAGCGCAAATAAAAATTCGTCCCGTCCACCAACATAACCCGGGAGTTAATATTAAGTGTAACGGGACGATCTTTTTCTTGCTGAATTTCTTTTAATAATTCAACATATCTCTCTAACATAATTAATACATTGGAGGCTGTTCTGTGAATTGATCTTTTAAATCAGCATCATTAACTATAATACATTCTGTCATTAAAATCATTGCAGCAACTGAAGCGGCATTTTGAAGGGCAACCCTACTTACTTTAGTTGGGTCTATTACACCAGCAGCAATTAGGTTTTCGTATATTTCGGTGCGGGCGTTGTAACCAAAATCTGCTTTACCTTCGCGTACTTTATTTACAACTACACTACCTTCTCCACCAGCATTGGCAACAATCTGACGTAATGGCATTTCTAAAGCAGATTTAATAATATTAACACCTGTTGCTTCATCAGCAGAATTTACTTTTATATCATTTAATGTTTCAATTGCTCTGATATAAGCAACACCACCACCAGCAACGATACCTTCTTCAACCGCAGCGCGAGTTGCATGCAACGCATCATCTACACGGTCTTTCTTCTCTTTCATTTCAACTTCGGTAGCTGCTCCAATATAAAGAACTGCTACTCCGCCGGCTAATTTAGCTAAGCGTTCTTGCAATTTTTCTTTGTCGTAATCAGATTTAGAATTATCGATTTGATTTTTTATTTGGTCGATTCGAGCTGTAATATTTTCTTTTGAACCAAAGCCATTGATAATCGTCGTAGAATTGTTAGATATGATAATTTTTTCTGCTCTACCTAAGTATGATAAGTCGATTTTATCTAACTTTATACCTGCTTCTTCTGAAATTACTTTACCACCAGTTATTGTTGCAATGTCTTCTAACATAGCTTTTCGTTTTTCTCCAAACTCAGGAGATTTTACAGCTGCTACATTAATAATACCACGAGCTTTATTAACAACTAATGTACCTAAGGCTTCACCATCAACATCATCAGCAATAACTAAAATTGAAGATTGTTTTTTAATTACTTGGTCTAAGATAGGTAATAAATCTTTAATAGCAGAAATACGTTTATCATATATCAAAATATAAGGAGAATCTAACTCTGCTTCTTGTTTATTAACATTATTAATAAAGAATGGAGATAAATATCCTCTGTTAAATTGCATACCTTCAACTATCTTTACTTCAGTTTCTGTACCTTTAGCTTCTTCTACAGTAATTACACCTTCTTTGCCAACTTTGGCCATAGCATCAGCAATTAACGTACCGATTATTTCATCTCCATTAGCTGATATCGTAGCTACTTGTTTGATTTTGTCATTATCAACACTTACTTCGATACTTTGTTCTTCTAAAGACTGCACAACCCGCTTAACTGCTAAATCAATACCACGTTTTAAATCCATAGGATTAGCTCCTGATGTAACATTCTTTAATCCTATAGAAACAATAGATGCGGCTAATACAGTCGCAGTTGTAGTTCCATCACCAGCAATATCAGCTGTTTTAGAAGATACTTCTTTTACCATTTGGGCGCCCATATTTTCTACAGGGTCCTTTAATTCAATTTCCTTCGCAACAGAAACGCCATCTTTAGTTACAGAAGGTGTTCCAAATTTTTTGTCAATTACTACATTACGACCTTTAGGCCCTAACGTTACAGCAACTGCTTGACTTAATTTTTTAACACCTTCATGTAACTTTTGACGTGAGTCATTGCCAAAATGCAAATTTTTACTCATATAACTTATTATTTATTTAATTTAAAAATCATCCCCACCCTCGGGGTTAACTACTAATTGTAATTCTTCGTCAGGGTTTGCAGGGTCATATTTCATAATATATTCTTCACAAAGTTTATCATATACTTGTTTTTTAAGTAACGGATTTTCTTTAAACTTAGATAAAATATTCGCAGACGTAAATATAACTTCTTCTCCTGTTTCAGTGTCGATATAATCATAATATGCGCCTCTTTTTTTAACTAGCTTGTGCTTAATTAAAACGTCAATCCAGCTAGGTGCTGAATCAATTCCAGAGTCAAAATAAATGTCATATTCAACTTCTCTGCTAGGAGGCCCTAAACGATTTTTCTTTACTTTTAACTTTGTCTTAGCTCCTACAATAGTACCATCAGATTTTTTAATCATCCCTAAATTATATAATGATAATCTAACAGACGAATGAAATCCAACAGCTTTACCACCACTTGTTTGAGTTTTTTCTCCAAAGCCCATTACACCTACTTTATCTCGCAATTGATTAGTCAATACTAAGCAAATTTTTTGACGACCAATCATATTAGTAATCTTACGCATTGCTTTTGATAATACAATTGCTTTAGTAGTTGCATAACCATCTTTTTCATAATCTGCTTCTTGCTCTACTTTAGTCGTAGCACCCATAATAGAATCAATAGCAATACATACCAAGCGGTCTTTATCAGCTAATCTAACTTTTTCAATGATCGTTTCTATAATTTCAAATGCATCTTCTATTGTTTCTACTGGAGCATAAATCATTTTACTTAAATCCATTCCTAACATTTCGAAGAAATCATTTGCTACGGCATTTTCAGTATCGATATATATTGATAATCCGCCTTTTCTTTGGCACTGAGCTAAAATACTAGCAGTTAATAATGATTTACCAGCAGCAGTTTCACCCATTATTTCAATAATTCTTCCTACAGGTAATCCAGCATTTGGTCTATTTGCTATTGCTAAATCTACAATATCATTTCCTGTAGATATCCAATCCGTAATGTTACTAGGAGAATCAACATCTTTATCTAAAAAATACGCTACTTTATGGTTCGTTTCTTTGAACTTTGTATTTAGCGCATTAGCTAGTAAAGAAGCTAAGTCTTCATTTATAACATCAGATGGAATTCCTTCTGATTTCTTTTTTGCCATAATAAATTATTTTTAATTAAATAGTTTATCAAATGCACTAGAAATGTCTTCTACTGATTTAGTATCTTCTTGTTTTGTAGCCGGTCTTTGCGGAGTGCTAGCTGGTGCTGATTCTTCTTGAACACCTTCAGTGTCACGATTTAACCATGTAGTCAATACTGCTTTTAAATCTTCGTAAGAAGGCTCTTTAAAAATTTCAGTTAAGTTCTTTTGACCTGTAGCAATTTTTGTGATAATTTCCTTATCTGTGTGTACCGGAGTTTGATTAGGTTTAATACGAATAGAAGTTTCAGGATAATCTTTACCTGTTTGTTCTTTTGTTTTAAATTCTACTGTAATGTCTCTTCCAGAAACTGGGTCTGTAATATCGCCATAATCTGGGTCAGCGATAAACCCTAATAATTCTTGATAAACTGTTTTACCAAATCCCCAAAACTTTACACCTTCATGTTCTTTACCGCGAACAATAATAGGAGCATATACTCTCATCTTAGGTTCGATCTTTTTACCTAACTTCCATTCTTCTTTTTTACCTGTAGATTGTAACTTTTCAGCAAATTCTACTACCGGATCTGGTTTACCGAATGTTGATGGAGATAAATACTGCTTGTTTCCAAATTCATAATGAAAATACAATTCGTTAAATGGATTGTCTTTGTTGAACTGATACGGAACGATTCTAACTACTTGTGTTCCTGGTTCTGGTTTCCATAACGTGTCTTGTCTTTCACCTTTTCCCGTGTTTTTTTGCAAATCTCCGAGCTTCGCTCTAATTGCATCTAAATTGATTGCCATTTGTTTTTTTGTTTTGTTTTTAATTGTTTAACTTACTAAATATCTAACTGATATCTAAATTTCTTATCTAATATAATATTATCTTTTCTATTATCCTATTTTTTTCTTTTTATAATTTAATAATATCAAATATTTCTAATTGATGTATTATTAATGTTTTATCTGTTACTAATATTGCTGAGTTTGAATAATCATCCCAATTTACTTTATAATTTTTATCTATGATATTATTATTAAGTGATGAAATTAAATAATTCAATCCATTTATAGTATATAATGTATTTGTTTCTTTATGTCTGTGTATTGCTATTGTACTATCTAATAAATCTTTTAAGTTTCCAGATTCTATATTATATGTACATGCTAATTCAGATGTTTTGCTCATACGCAAAATAAAAATTTTATTGTTAAGTATATTATAATTACTTTCAATTAAATCAATTGTATCTTGAATATTAGTTTCTTGAGTAAATGTGCAGAGTAGTCGTATCACTATAGGTATAGATTATTTAAATATAAATATCTATAATGTTACATTTTTTAAGTTATGATAGCCGTATCTAAATTAAAGATATACATTAACAAGAAAAATGTTATTTTATTTTTAATCAATGATCTGTGTTACAATATTTTTATTTTTATCAATGAATAAGTTCCATGATTCATCACCGTAATTATTAAGTTCCTCTAATTCTTCTAATGTCATTCCTGTAATTTTTAAGAGGATATCTAATTTAATTACTTTTTCATAATTACCATCAATATTTTTCCAAGCCGGATTTTCATCAGCTTTCTCATATTTCTTATATAATTCTTTACCTCTTTTATCATCAAATTGGTAAGGTACATACTCTGCATTTTCTTTGATAAGCCCTGCTAACTTTTTCATTCTAACAAATTGTTCATTTAATGAAGATGGTTGTTTACGATCAAATATATCCCAAGCTATTTGAGCGTTGTCAAATGATTGATCTTGAAATTTAGGTTTTAAATTATAACCTTGTTCATCTTGAGCTCCTGGGCCATATGCTGGCTTTGAGAAATAAGTGTAATATTTAGCTAAATTATCAAGAGATTTTTTAGTATCTTTACCATTATAAAATACACTAAGAGTTAAAGGTAATTTGTTGTTTGCTCTTCTATCTTTAGTAGATTGAACCGATGCGTTATATTCAGCCTCATATTCAGCGTTAAATTTAGCACTTGAAGCTTCTAAATCTTTTTTACTTTGATCTTTAGTAGCTGCGGCTTTTGCAAGCGATGCTGCCTTTTTCTCAGCATATCCCGGTTCATTTTTACGAGCATCTGACTGGCCTTTACGACGAGCTGACATCAACGTATATTCTACGCTTTTAATTTCATTATTTCCTATTTCACCTTTAGCAGCCATATCTGATAATTGCTGCATTAATGTTTCAAATTTTGTCATTAGTTTATTTTTTATTATACTTAAAGATAAGATATTACTTTCAATTAAACAACCTAAATGTTACTTTTTTTAAGTTTGATCAT